TGCAGATCTAACTGGGTATTCTACGGTGGAGCCAGAGGTGGCGGTAAAAGCCTTATGCTGGCGTGGAAAGCAGCCCTAACCCCAAGGAAATGGCACTATGAAAGAAACAGGAAACAAATCGACAAACAACAGGCGGCTGACCTTAAAGCAGCAGGAAAAACCTATCAGGTTAAAGTTGAACGAATATCAATCGACTACCCAGACTATATCGCTCTGCTTATCAGAAGAACTTATCCCCAACTTGAACGTAACCTTAAACCCGAATGCGATAAATTATACAAACTGTACGGTGCCAACTGGCAAGAACGTAACAAGTGTTACCTATTTCCCAGTGGCGCAAAAGTATACCTCGTGCATTGCCAAGACAGAAGAGCGTTGGACAACTACATCGGGGGAAACTACAACTTCATTGGGATCGATGAGGCTAATCAATTCCCCGAAGACTGGGTCGAAGAACTAAGTACCTCTGCCCGTACTGATAATTTAGAGCTTACACCACAGCTCTGCCTGACCTCAAATCCAGGTAATATTGGACATATATGGCTTAAGAAGAAGTTCATTGACAGGTGTCCACCCGTAACTACAGGTAAACCGAGATATAGCGAAGATTTTGATGTAGAATACCAACGTAATAAGACTGGAAAACCTTTTGTTGATGAAGAAGGGATCTCGTGGCAGTTTATACCAGCAACGGTGTTTGACAATCCTACACTATTGAAGAATGACCCTGCCTATGTGAGAAAATTAAAAAATTTGAACCCAATACTAAGGGCAATGTGGTTAGAAGGCAGGTGGGATGTCTTCGCTGGTACGTTCTTTGATAACTGGAATCCAATGCATCATGTAATACCAGAATCCAGTTTTCAGTATGGGGTACATTTTAAGAAGAATACTCATACTTTGTACCGATTCTATGATTACGGCACCAAGGCACCATTTGTTTGTTTATTCGCTGCGGTAGACCGTGACCAGAATATGATCGTGTTTGATGAAATAACTGAAACAGGACTATCCGCATCCAAGCAAGCCCAGAAGGTAAATGAATATACATGGAAGAAATATAAGCTGAAACCAACAGATTTTGATGATGATATTGCCGATCCAGCATACTGGACAAAGCACAGTGAAAAGGAAGGTGCCCTGTACAGCCCAGCGGATTTCTATTCAGACGAAAGTATATATTTGTCGAGAGCAAACAACGACAGGAAAGCAGGTGCAAAAATAGTTTATGAAGCTCTGGAAGTGCCAGAGGAAGGGGAGCCTAGAATACGTTTTACAGAAAATTGTACACAGTGTATCGAAACATTCCCTAATTTACCATCCGCAGAAAACGATCCTGAAGATATAGATACGGCTGCACCTGACCATCACTATGATGCAACCCGTTATGGAAGTTTAAAAGTTCTGCCTACATTGGTTTCTGATGAAAAAAGGAAAAGAGGCTGGAGAAATAGATTGTTCAAATCAGCACCTATCGGCGGTGGTTCCGCTAACTGGAAGACAGCTTAATGGCTGACTATAATGCTACGCAACCCTCGGGCTCGCAGTATGCTACAGGCGTACTGTCCAAACAGGCAGACAAAGTATTAAAAGCATGGAAATTTTCTAGGGATTCATTTGAGAATGCAAGGGAAGAATCCGAAAGGGCGGTCAGGTACTTAAATAATGATACTTGGACATCTGACGAAAAGACCAATGCCAAAAAGTATAAGAAACCAACCCTTAAATATAATATAATCACACCCATTGTATCTACTCTGGTAGGTAATGAACAGCTAAACAGAAGACAAGCCCGTTTTAAACCGCTGACTGTGGAAAGTGTAAACGTGGCTGATATCGTGCAACAACGCTGGACTGCTCTGGTGGATGAACAGGATATAGAAGATAAACTGCAAATTGCCTTTATAGATGCCTTAACCACTAAGCTAGGCGGTTGGATCGAGAGATCTTGGGAAATGAGTCCTGATGGTTATCTTGATTTCAAATACGAGGTCTTGAATAACTTCAGGGTATATATAGATCCAGAGACAAGGGCAAACGATTATGAATTAAAACATTGTCGTTGGATCATTAAAGAAGGTTGGGAACCCCTTGATGTGATCAGTGAAAAGTATTCTATTGATCCATATGATATGAAAGTAGAGCGCAACCAGTGGTGGTGGAACGCACTGTCTGAAACTGTACGCAGGATGACTGATAAGGTATATTCATCCAATCTGGAAAACTACGACAAGAAAAATGACCGTTACCGTATTCTGGAAATGCAGGAACGGGTCACGACCAAGATGGTGAAACTTTTCGACGGTGTAGACTATTTTATTGTGCCTCGCAGCGAAATGAGGAAACTAAAGGAAGATAATCCCAGTCTGATGATGTTACAGGAGTTCAATGAGGATAAGATCCACATGACCACCATCATCCCGTATTTTAAGAACCTTGTTGTTAAGGACGAAGACATAGAACAGCCTACGCCAAGTTTTGATGTATTTCCAGTATGGAGTTATAATTACAATGTTCAGGTAAATGAACAGACATCGTTGGTGGATCTCCTCCTCGATATTCAGGACGATGTTAACAAGGCGAAGTCCCAAGTTAGGGATTATGTAACGCAGATATTGTCTGGTGGAGTATTTATAGATAAGCGTGAAAAAGAGACCATCAAAGCCCTTAAAGAAAAGGGTAACCAACCTAACATGGTGTATGAACTCAATAATCCCGCTATCATGCCTCAGAAAATGCCCCCTAGCTCATTACCTCCAGATATTATGCTTAATGCAGAGAACAGCGTTGCATTTGCACAGCGAGTCTCTCTGGTTTCCGAGGCTATGAAGGGCGAAACAGCTCGTTCTGGCGAATCAGGTGTTTTGTTCGAGCAAAAAGTCCAGAGAGCCGCTGCTGCTATCAATCCATATTTCAAGAATTTATCCAGACTTAGGAAAGTGTTGGCAAAGGACTTTGTAGATAATTTCTCACATATATACTCAGAAAAAGACAGGGTCTTGAATGTGAAGCAGGAAAGCGAGTTTTCACAGATGATAATCAACCTTTCCTACGCATCAGAGGTATTCAACGATGTCAGGAACCCGTCGCTGTATGTTGAGTTGGACGAAGGCGAAAGCAACGTGACCAATATAGAAGAGAATTTCAATAAAATGCTTGCCTTGTCGAATATGATAGGGCAGATCAATCCAGCCCTTGTTGATGTGCGTACACTGGTAGAAAGCGCACCAATAGCAGGAGCAGACAGGTTTGTCGAGTTTATTGACCAGACTATGCAAGCCCAACAGGAAGCCCAGATGGGTGAATCAGAGGATGCACAGCAACAGTCTGATATTGAAAAGACCAAGGGGCTACTGGAGAATATGAAGGTAGAGCGTGGCATGGTGAACGATGAGGAAAAACTGCGACTTGAAGAAAAGAAGATAGATAAGGGTGGCAGTAGTGGCAGGTAGACATTATAAAAAGAAAAAGTCAGATACAAAAAAAATGACTAAAACAGCTAAAACATATAAAAAAATTCTAAAGAAAAAGAAAAAAGCGAAATATGTTTAATGATATAGCAAATATTGCGATTATAACACCAAAACCAGAGAAAAAACAAAGCGTATCTAAGCCGAAGTATTCCAAGTCACAAGCATTACGGAATGTTTATAAGGCTAAGGTAAGTAATATAAATAAAAAGAGAGGAAAATAATGGCAGAAGAAGTTCAGGTAGATCCACAATTACAGTCAGAGCTTAATGAGCTGGAAGAAAAAATTAACCCCGAAACACCAGAAGAAACAAATGGTGGAGGGGACGAAAATTTAATAATTGAAAAAGATGGCGAACTATACCTTCGTAGCGAATCAGATGAAGCGGAACCTGTAGCTGACCCCGATGAGGGACAAGCAGCGGAGCAGGACAGTCCTGTTGCATCAGAGGAAGGTGAGCAAGCTGTCGATGAGGAACCATCACAGTTCCAAGGTAAATCTCGGGACGACCTTATTGAAATGATTGCCCATTCTCAAAAGAAAATAGGCGAACAGGGAAATGAGCTCGGTGAACTGAGAAAGATCGCCCAGAAAGATGAAGACCTTTCCGATAAGGAAGTGTTTGCAAAACTATCTGGTGACGATATTGAAACTGGGTTAGCTGAGGAAAAAGCTAAAATGGATACAATTGATCCTTATGACGACGAAGCCGTTGGTGAGCAGAAAGAGCTTATCAGGCAGATGGAAGCCGATCTGATCAATAAACGTACCCAAGAAGCAATCGCAACTAGGTTCAATTCTCGTGATAATCAGAACTTCGTCGATAGTATGAAGTCTGAATATCAAAAGCAGGGAATTGAGCTAACTGATGATGAGTTCAAAACTGTCACTGAGTCGGCTAATTCTTACACGGAAGACGGGCTGTTAACCGAGAGATCATATCAAAAGGCAATGATTGACAAATATGGCGTAGACAAAATGGTCAAACATTACCAGATGAATGGCGAGCAGAAAGCCAGAACGGATATTCAGAAAGCCGCAGCAAAGACTACTGAAAAGGTCGATGTTCGTGGAACTGGCAAAAATGCCAAGATGGTTAGGATCGCTGACCTTAGCCAACGGGAATTAAGAAGCACTCTCGAAGATCTTTCCGTAGAAGAATTAAACAAGCTCAATGATCAGGTAAATCGTTAACACATACCACAGGAGATTAACAAATGGAATCCTCACAAAGCTGGATTGCAAATGTTGAAATTCTAAACTCACTGCTCCGCAAAGAAAGCTGGTACAATACTTTCTGGGCTAAGTTTTCTGGTAATGTAGATATTTCTCAAGATGATAACGGTAATGCCGTTTATTCACCTTCAGGAAATCCGATTGAAGTTCTAAACGACTATGTTGCACAGGGTCGGGACAATATGTTGATCCCATTCCTGAACGACCTTTCTGGTTCACCAGTATACGGTGATACCACTTTAAAAGGTACTGGTGAAGACCAGTCCTTGAAGTGGCTCCGTGCTTACTGCAACCAGTTCAGAAAAGCCGTTATGAAGAAATCGGGCTCTATGTCAGAACAACGCCAGAAGGTGTTCAAGCTGATGGACGAAGCGAGACCTCAATTAGCCCGTTGGTTTACCAAATGGGAAAATCAGGCAGTATTTCAAGCCTTTTATGAAGGCGTATCGCCTAACCTTTCCGTTGGTACATCATCCGATGGTCTTGGTCTTGCTCGCAGATATCACCCGAACTGGTACATCAACGATGGTGCTGTATTAACAGCCGTCGGTACGGAAAAATACACGAAGACCAATGCACAGCTTGATGCTGCTATTGGTTATACTGCTTCCGCTGATGGTACCTGTGATACGGCTATGTCATCTGACATCCTAAGAGAACTGCGTGTTAAATGTATGTCTCTGAAGATTCCACAGATGGAAAGTGCCGATGGTCACAAGTTCTGGTGCATAATTATGCATCCAGCACAGCTTGCTGCATTACAGACTGATACTGATTATGAACAGGCACAGCGTTTTGGCTATATGGGTTCAGGCGGTTCTAAAATGCCTCAACTCAGTGGAATGGCTGGATATTATGCTGGTTTCTGTATCTTTGAAGATATAGTCGGTATCCGTGAATGGGACGAAGCTGGATACTTTTTCGGCTCTACCGTTGCGAAGCGTTTTGACGACTCTGCCGTATCATTAGCTTCTGGTACCAGTAGGTGCCGTAGTGCTATTGTATTCGGTAAGGGTGCTATGGGTAAAGCTGTTGCTGACGATCTACACTTCACTTCTGAAGTGGACGATCATGCCAACACCATCGAAATCGGTGGTGCGGTAATCAATGGCTATAACCGTGCAGACTTTTTT